TCTTTCTTGGCACTTGCCGCACCATGAGGTAGGCTGACCATTGGCCAACCTGACATAACTTCGTAACAAGAGGCAGCATCTAGTTCTCCTTCGGTAATGACGATTCGCTTTCCTGATGTGGGAAAGAGGTGTTGTCCGAATAGAGTGTCTGTAGATCGTCCTTCGTAGTGGAAGTCTTTCTTTTTTGATCTGATTTTGAATCCAGCAACCTGTCCATGCTCATCATGATATGGGAAGCGTAAGGTATTTCCATACCGATAGATGCGATAGAAGGTGTTGGTCTTCTCGCTGATTCTTCGCTTGTGCAGCTGTTCAGCTGATCCGAGGAATGTGACATCGTTGTTCATTTGTAATGGTGGATTGTCCCCCTCAGCTGGGGTATATGCGTGGCATGAAAAGCAAAACTTGTGGCCGTCAGAGTAAACTGAGTTAGCATCTGACGAACCACAGTTATTGCAAGGTTCGTGTGCCACAAATTCGCTTTCTTCTTTCATATTAACCAATCTATGGGGATTGCGTGTACAGCTGCCCACTTGATGTCGTGCTTCTCACACCATTGGGCATATGTTGTTTTGGATTTCTTGCTGATCTTATTGAACGGAGCTTGAAATACCATACGCAAGTCTACATCTGGATTATCTCGCACGACAGCTAGTATCTTACGTCTATCTTCTGCATCCCAATAACCTTTTGTCTCAAGCATAATGCCATTAGGCAAAATGAAATCAGGATTGTAATGGTGCATGATAGTGTATGCTACCTTGTGAGTCTCATACTCGTAT